CCATTTGGTAAATCAACATCTACAACATATTCATCAAAAAACTTTTTTGTTTTTGCTGCTTGTCCATTGGCTATATTGATTGCTAATTGTTTTTCTATTCCATATTGCATAAATCTATTTGTGCCAAGAAAATGTCTAAAAGTTTTTTTATCAGCTTTTGCTTCTACTTCTTTTCTTATTTGTTTTAATTCTTTAGGTGATGCACCTAATACTTTTAACTGTCCTTCTTCTATTTTTTGATTTACATTTTCTTTTACTTTAGTTGCTATATAATTTTGCAATACAGGATTTATATTTGCCAAAGTTTCAGCAAGATCCATCATACTACTTTTTGGAGTAACACTTACTGGTGCGACAAAAGTATCTACTGGTCTTCTAAAACTTTGACCTGATGTACTAAGAAAACTGTTTGACATTATCTAATAACTCCTGTTTGAACACCAGTATTAAAACCAGTAGTAGCAGCATTTAGTAAGATTGATCCAAGTGAAGGTATCTGGTTATAAGCATTTATAGTATTGCTTCTATATCTATTTCTAATGCCTTGATATTCTGCTTCAGTTCCTTCTACATCAAATAAATATTGTCTGTTCATAGAATCAATACTTTGTCTTATTTTTTCATTATAGTTTGCACCTTGTCTTGCTTGATCCATCACTAATAAATTTGTGGTATTGCCAACTTGTCCTTTTGCTAATAAAGCTTTAGTTGCTACTAATGTATCAATAGTTTTAGCAAATTGATCTTGTCTAGCAGCTACAGTTTTTTCTTGTTTAGCTTCAGCTAAAGCTAATTGTTTATTTCTTTTAGCGTCTTCTGCTGATTTAACTGCTTGTTTCTCTATTTCAAATGTATCTGCTGCTGCTTGACTTGCAGCACTACGCATAGCAAGCCCTTGAAATAAAGAAAGACCGACAGAAGCAGCAATAGTACACATTTAGGCAATCCTCAGAAATTCATAAAATGGTTTTTCATGTTGTCCATACTTTTCGTGATAATTTATAAAAACAAAACCAAGAGCTTCTAACCACTTTATAGCAGTATGATTCTCTGCATATACAAAATTATATAGGACTTTATAAGATTTCAACAAATTGTCTATCCATTTTCTACCTTTTCTTATTAGTTGTATTTTATATTTTTTATTACTAAACAACTCATCAGTACAAATCATAAATATACAACCATCTTGACGTACTCCACATAACCCCATAGGTTGATCTTCGTCACCAGCTATTGTTAATATTGTTTTACCAAATAAATAAGATAAACGTAAGGCATCTTCTGGATCTTGTCCTGTCTGATATAAACCTTCTAATCTATCCATTTGTCTCATGTTTTGACATACATAATTAAGATCTGATAGTTTTGATTTTCTTAAATATCCCATTAAATTCTTCTACTCCTCATATGAAATACTCCTTCATATTCTGCACTAGCTAACAAGGTAGGTAAGAATGTATTGTTTTTCACATCAATATTTACTCTATCTGATTTGCTCATAATAGGCACTTTAAATGTCCCTGTATCTAAATTGATCTGACCAATAGAAGCAGAAGCAGCACCAAGCAAACGACCAGTAAATTTATGTAGAGATGTATCTCTATTCTCAGGTGTCACTTCTACTTGAAAGAAACCAGAATCTTCATACTTAAGATAAAAATGATGTATTTGTAATCGACCACTTATAAGTTCAGTAGCATCACCACTACCTCCTGTTAATCTTTGTTGGCTAAATCTATAGTGCATTTCAAAAGGTTCACCAATAATAAATTTACTATTTCTAAAATCACCTGTAGCTGTAATTGTAGAAGTAGAACCATCAGTAGAATTTGTAGTTTGTATTGCTTGGCCAGCTATTAAATCTTTTTCAACTCCATTAGAATCTAAAAATTTACTTTGTTCTCCACTAGCTAAATACCTACCTATAACACTCATGTTATTTCTTAACCTATAAGGAACTGTAAAGGTAGAAAGATTAGTATTAGCCACATAAGTAACAGATACACCAGTAGTTGCTTCAGTTACTTTATGATCTAAATGAAATTCAAACTCTGCATTAGGTTCTCTAAAATTAGTTTCAA